TTACAAAGTCAGGAAGGTCTGTCGGCAGCCAATCTGGCCATAGAACTCTATAATGCCGGCTATCAAACACAAGATCAGTTGCTTGGCGCATTGCATGACTACGATTTTCATTGATGCCTCGCCCGGACATCCAGCTTTGCATCTAAAACCCGAGCACAATTTCTCCAGGGAACGTATCGAAAAATGCGGCGGTAGTGACCACTGTTTTATGCCGCATTCTCTTTGAAGGCATTAGCGATACAGTCTCGCTCTTCGAGAATTCCGGACCATTCATCCTGATAATATGTAGAGTCGTAGATCAGCGTGAAAGGACCTTGATAGCCCGCCGCGTTGGAAAGCCTAATGCAGCGGACATAATCCTCTGCATCAAGACCCGTTGCTGAATAACGCCCCTTTGCATGACAAAGTTCGGCCCGGCTCATGATCTTTGCGAGATCCTCGTATTTGCCGTCCCGCTCCCAGTTGCCGAAATCACCGTTGAGGCCGACTTTGCCGTGCAAAGCATCGAGAATCCGATTGACCTCCGTCGGTCCGGGTAACAGGTTGAACCAGTTTTCTTCATGTCGGCCATGCCCGTAGCATTCATGCCGGCAGGCGATTGGCCGAGCAATCGGGTGACCGGAATATCGGCCGCGCCGGCAACGATCTGCAGGAAGGCCATCAGAATATCCGTAAGACCAGAGAGCGGTGCGCTCTTGCTGTCGTATTCCTCCTCGGCGTCGAGAATCAGGGTGCCGTTGACCCCCTTGATGGTGTTGGCGAGCGCGTAGCGACGCAGCACCGCATCCTCATAGGCCTGATTGCCGATATTCGCCGAGAACTGCGGAACCTTGATGATGTCGATCTTCGCCTCGAAGACGAGGCTCGCAATGTTGGCCGCCGTACTGTCGGCATTCTTGATCACGTCGAAGGTCGCGGCCAGCACGCTTTCGCCCCAAGCATGATTACCCATGCCACCAAAATCCTCATTGGTCGCCATCACCCCCTTGAAGATGACGAGCCGAGACGGATGGATGGTCACCTGAATGCCGTTAGCACCGGTCAGCGTGTAGAATTTCGGCGTGCCATACCATTCCGAGGTCGGATCGCTCTCGATGTCCCCGGCAGCCACCTGACGGCGCGTCAGCACCGTCAGGTGTTTAAGGCCGCCCTTCCCGATTCGCTCCGCCTCAAGCGGCAACGCAGGATCGGCATCTTCCGCGCCAATGAACAGGGCAGCGCCACCGAAAAGCCGTGCTTTCGTCGCTGCTTCCAGCACTTTGCCGCGTAGATTGAGACGGCGTTCCTCCGCATCGAGCAAGCCGATCTGATCGCTCGCCGCCTGCCAGTTTCGCCATTTCCGGCAGCTATCCAGCGCCGGAATGTCGACGATCTTGCGCGGCAGCCAGGAGCCGCGATAGGCAGCAATGATCTGCTCGTCCGTCAGGATCGGCTGCGTATAGAAAACAGATGCCGCCTTGTCGCGTTCGGTGCCCATGCGGGATGCAAGGCTCACCAATCCGTCGCGAACCATCGAGAATACCTGCCCCATGGATTGTCCTTTGATATGATGGATGAAGAGGCACGCACGAGGCGAGCCTAGAAGTTGCTGAAGCTGAAGGACGAACTCAGCGCGAGTTCGTTCAAAGCGTCGGCGAAGGCATCGACCTGATCGTCAAACTGCCCATTCGGAAAGGCGCAGACCTCATCCAGAAATGCTTCGTTCCAGTCCCCGCGCAAAAGCTTGACATTTCCTGCTTCAGCCTGCGCCGAGGCCGGCTTGGCGCGCGTCGCCTTGTCACCGGTTGGCGACATGGTTTTTACAGGAAAGCCGGCGAGCAGCTTGATCTTGGTTTCCGCATCGGCCTTGCCGGCCGCACCGGGATCTTGCGGCATGCGGATCGTCACCGTCGGCCCGTCCTGCGATGCAGTATTCTTGAGATTGCGCTCCACCTCGGCGGGTGACCAGCGTCCGCGCGCGATGGTTTCGACATAGAAAACACCGCCGATCAAAGCCATGCGCAGACCGACTGTCCAGTCCGGCTTGCGACCGGGACGCGCTTTCGAAGCCGCGAAATCCCAGGCGCGGCAACGCTTTGCGCCTGCAGGCAGCGCTTCGACGATCTCGAAATCGTTGCGCTGAAATAAACCGCCCGAGCGAGGCGCAGGCCGCTGCTGAAACTGGCCTGCCACCGCATAGGAGCCAAGCGGGACCTTGTCCCGCTCGACCACCGAACGAGGAAAGCGCTGCGGAAAAAGCAGTTCGCCCTCCTCAGTCCTGGGATCGACAAATCCGATCGAGGTCCGGCATCGGCGCTCCGGCTCGAATTCCATCGGCAGCATGAGATGTTCGTAACCGAGCCCGAGCGCTAGGATAGTGCCGGAGACATCCGCCTCATGCAGCCGCTGCATCACAACGACGATCGCCGAGCGTTGAGGATCGTTGAGCCGCGTCGGCACGGATTCGCGAAATGTGCGAACCGTGGACAAACGTTCTGCTTCGGATTCCGCACCATCGACCGAATGTGGATCGTCGATGATGACACGATCGCCGCGACCACCGGTCAACCTCGAAAACGGCACCCCCTGGCGCGAACCAGTACGGGTGTTGGCGAAAGCCATCTCGCCCGTTCTCGTCAGCTTGACGACATCACCCCAAAGCGCCTGATACCATTCGGAGGCAACGAGGTCGCGCATACGCCTGTTGTCGCGCTTGGCGTAATGTTCCGAATAGGAGGCGCCGAGATAGCGCAGCTGCGGCTTGCCTTTCGGCCCCCATTCCCAAGCCGGCCAGAACACGCCGCAAAGAAGCGACTTCATCGTACCTGGCGGCACGTTGATCAGCAGCCGGGTAATCTCGCCCGAAGTTACTGCTTCGAGATGTTGGCAGATGGCATCGATATGCCAGCCATGAACATAGTCAACCGAGGGCTCGACGACGTGCCAGGCCTCCCGAACGAACCCCGTCAGCGATTGGCAGTTGGCTCGAATTCGTTCAGCATCCAAGGCAAGCCGGGTGGCGACCTCGGCCTGTTCGCGCTCAGTTCTCCGTTTTGCCCTCTCCTCCTGGATCGCCGCCATCATCATCGCCGGATCCGGCAAGCGGACTGAAGAGGGATTCGAGTATCGCAAGCTGCTCATCCGTGGCATTGGTTAGGTCGATGGTGACGCCGCGGCCTCCTTTGGTCCCGGCGCCAGAGCGCTCGCTAGGTTTCTGATGAACATAGGAGGCTGCTATCTTTGCCATTTCATCGCGCCGCTTCTGATCCGCCTCGTCGTCGCGCATTACTTTCAGCATGTAATCAAGCGGCGTGTCGTCGGCGGAAACGGCCTTGCGACGGCGCGCACGCGGTTTGCGCGGCGCGACCGGCTTGTCGGCATTGGTCATGCTTCAGATTTCCGATGGGATTTTGAAAGAAAACAAGCGGTTCAAAACAACGCTTGCGGTCGACAGTGCGTCGCTGCAACTGTTCTCATCATGCCAAAATAGATACCGCATTTCGGCGCAGTTGGCGACACCCTTGAAGGCCGATCGCCGCGCAAGGAATGAGGACTTTGACGGAGGCAGAAAATAACCTATTGAAATTTCAGGGGAATATTAGACTTTGCGGTCCGACAAATTGAACGATATACCCGTCAACGCTTACCCATTGGCATCGAAATATCCGAGACATGTGCAATCAAATTCAGTCAAGGGAAGCTCTTGAGCAGATCTCCACCAGATGACGATCCGGATGGTTCCGTGAACCTGGATTCGGTTCGGCAGTTCATTGCTACTAATCTCCCGGTGCTGCCTGTTCCCGGCATGCCCGAAATTCGCCTGCATAAAGCAGGCCCACAAAGCGGACTGCGGCGCCTCGCCGAGCGCGATCCGCAATTCGGCTCACCTTACTGGGCGCATTATTGGGGAGGAGGTCTGGTTCTGGCTCGTCATCTTCTCGACAGGCCCGAAAGCGTGGCTGGTCACCGCGTATTAGATCTCGGTGCCGGCTCGGGAATTGTCGGGATTGCCGCTGCAAAGGCAGGCGCAGCAAAAGTCTATGCCGCCGATGTCGATCCCTATGCAATTGCAGCTATCGAGCTCAATGCCGCACTCAATGACGTGATGATCGATACGGTACTCGCCGACTTGACGCAAAGCGAGCCGCCTGACGTCGACATCATATGCGTCGGAGATCTTTTCTATGAAGCAGCGCTTGCGGGAAACGTCATCGCATTTCTGGATCGCTGCCTGGCTCGGGAAATTATGGTTCTGATCGGTGATCCATGGCGAGCTCATTTGCCGACATCGCGTCTTCGGCTCCTGGCAGAATACACGGTCCCAGATTTCGGCGAGGTGACCACAAAGACCCGTCCAGCCGGCGTCTTTGTCTTCAGCTAAGCAGAGTCACCGATCGGAGACATTAGCGCATCACAATGATTGCGGGTTCGGACCGCATCATTGCGACGGCTCAGGCTTTCATCTTGGCACGCCTGCGGTTTTCCCGCTCCAATCGCTTGGCCAGTTCGGCAAGTTCGGGACTTGCCGCATCGAAGACAGGCCGCGCATCATCCGGCAACCAGTGCGTCTCATGCCTGGGTGCCGCTGGTTTCACTCGTTCGATACCGCCCGGCGAGTTGGGCATCATCGGTGCAATGCGCGACCAATCAGGCTCTTGCAAGATCGGAGAGATGACAAGGAGCGCACCTGCAAGACTCTGAAATTCGCTTTGAATACGTCGTTCGGCCGTGCGCCGTACGCGCCCTGTCCGCGCACAAAAATCCCGAAATGAACCGGCGATATAGGGGGCGGCAAGGCAAATGGACCATCGCGAAAGCAGGATGCGCCGCTCCTCGTCCCCGACATGAACGCGCAGCCATTCCTGCAAGACCTCTTCTGCCCGGCTGATTGCCGCAGCGCTCGGACGATAGCGAACGCGGATATCGGCCTGATCCATCGGTTCGGGCAAAACCTCCGGCCAGAGCGTCCGCATCCTGTCGGGCCGGATGCCGCGTACGTCGAGATGAACCATCGTATCGGCAGCTTCGACGAAACGTGCACGGATGATCAGGCTCAGATCGGCGATCTCGGCCGCGCGAAGGGACAGGTCATCAAACTGCAAGGCGGACCGGTGCATCAAGTCGTTTCTCCAATTCCTGATAAATCAGCGTTCGCAATGTCGCCCGAACTGGCCACGGCCGCCGCGCCACCGCATCCGTGCGCAATGTGGCAAGCGCGATATCATCAAAGGCGCCCAGAAGATCGCCGGGTCGCTGCAGCGCCCAATCCTGCCGTTGCGCCAGAACATCGGATACGGCGCCGATTGTGTCCGACCAGAGTTCATCGCGATTGCTCCCGGTTTGCCGGATGCATCGTAGAACGAAGACCAGATGGCCATCGCCGTAGCGGCCTCGGATTTCCTGCATCGTACCGCGCGCATGGCTCTCCGCAGGCGCACGGCGCCGATGGACAGGAACCAGCTTGATGCCGAGTCCATCGAGAAGAAGGTCTAGCCTGCCTTTGGTCATGACAGTTCAACTCCTTTCGTCGGTGAATTTGATCCTTTTTTTATCCATGGACCGCTCATGAAGCGCTTCCAGCGACGGCGATAGGGCTGTGCGATTTGGGTTTGAAGAAGGCCTCCGCCTTGGAAATTGCCTCCACCCTCGCCCCATCACGCAGCATAGGCGTGTTGAGATAAGCGACCATCGCCTCGCCGGCTGCAGCCTTGGCGGCATCCTGCGTTTCGAAGACGATCGGTTCGCCCCGACTATCTCGAAGAATCTCATTTGTGGCTCGGTGAACCTTGCGAATCCAGCCGAGGTGGCCACCGGCAACGGCCTCTGTTCCGATTTGAAATTCGTTCATAGCAACCTCCCCCGGCTCGCTTGGCCAGGTCTATCTCTAGGGTTTCCGATTGAGTTTTAACGTTCTGGTGCCCGTCTACCGCCTGCGCAGCTTTGCTGCCTGCGCCGGCTTTCTGGGCTCAAGCGTGGAGTCTTCGACAATGCGGAAGTGAATTTGGTCTCCTTCCGGGGCACCGGAGTCTTCATCCTTGAGGGATGGCATTGGCGAATTCCAAATGGCCGACTTCATCGCAATCACCATAGCGGCGAAAAACAACGCCGCGCCGATGCAAGCGAGAAGGCCCTGAAGCATTTCGATCATGGCAGCACCTCCTGGCCCACTGCCTCGGAAAAAGACTTGGCCTCCGTCATCTCCGCAGGCTGGACAGCTTCATCACAACTCTCACAATGCAGCTCGATGATCTCCGCGATCGACAAAATTCGAAGGCATCCGGGGCACCCCCAGAAACGATCGAAATATCCAGCCCGCGGCGCTGCCCTCCTGCTCCCACTGCCCATGATCATCACTTCACCTCTAAAATATTATCTGCCGCGTGCCGCGTCAGGCTACTCACGTGCCAATTAGCGTTTTGCACCACGGGCATCTTGATAAACACAAATTATGTTGATAATAATGGAGATGTCAACATGATTTATGTCGGAAATTTTGCAAGGGTCGAAAGATGCAGAAATCCATGGGCGAACGACTGAGAGCGGCGCGCGAAGCCGCGAATTATCCTTCAGCGACGAAGGCGGCAGAAGCGCTGGGCGTCAGCCTGTCCACCTATCGCGCGCATGAAAACGGCCAGAACGAATTCAGCGCCGAAGTCGCCAATCGCTATGCCAAGAAATTCGGCACGACCGCGGCCTACCTGCTGACTGGCGAAGGCTCGCGCAAAGCCGCACGCCTGGCACCGAACATCGTCATGTCCTTCGATCCCGACGAGCAGGATCACGATGGATTTGCCGAAAGCAGCGACGAACTCAGCTACAGCCGGGAACACTGGAAGCCACAGATCGAAGGCGCAACACCGGAGGTGGACGTCAAGCTCGGCGCCGGTAGCGGCATCGTCGGCGAAGTCATCAACCTTCCCGTCGGTTCGGGCAATGTTGCCGGGCATAAGATCGTCGCGGAATGGCTTATCCCCACCGGATATCTGCGAAACGAGGCAAAGGCCTCACCGAACCACACAATTATCATGGAAGTTGTCGGCGATTCCATGCAGCCGACCTATATGCCTGGCGATCGCGTGATCGTCGATCTCTCGCAGAACCAGATGACCACCGATACGGTCTACGCGATCAGCGACGGCTATACGGAACCCCAGATCAAGCGCCTCCAGCGAGTTCCCTTTAGCCGGCCAAGCGAAGTCAAGATCATTTCCGACAATCCGGCACTGGAAACTTTCACCGTCGAATTGGACCGCTTGACGATCATCGGCCGCATCTGCGGTCATATCGCACGCAAATAAAATCAATTTAGCTACAGCCATTTTTTGTTTGAGCTACACAATAAACATAAAATATGTTGACATATATCATGTTGAATGGCAACTTCACCGATAAGAGCCATTGGTCCTGAATGGAATGAGCCCGGGCAAGCGTAGGATCTAGCCCGAAGTCAGCGAAACCGGACGTACCAAGCGCTACGATTGAAAAGGCTACAAGGCCATCGAAGGAGAGTGCCATTCATGCCGAAAAGGCCGAATGCTTTCATCATCGCACCGACCAATGCGTTGAGGGGAACCGGTATTGCCGGGATATCGCCGATCGCCAAGACGGGAGAATGACGGTGTACGCTCGGGAATTTTCCTGCGAATATTCGTTTGATGAGCTCAACATCCGCCTATGCGATCGCTGGGAAACCGGATTGCTATTATATGGGTGCGCTGAATTGACGTCGGCAGGTGCCGATTACGAGGATGAGTTCTACGTTTCGGCAATCAGATTGGATGGCGGTGCAAGGCTTGCGCGGCCGAATGCCTTGAACAATGCAGGCGGCTTCGAGTCCGAATTGTTTCGGCGGATAGCTGCCGTCATCGAAGACGACAGAACACAGGCAGGCCGTCACGCCGCCGAACTTTTTGCCATCGAATTGGAGCAATCCCGGCAAACCGACTATGATCAAAACCATAAGATCAGACGGGAAAGAAACCTGCAGATGCTTGCACCAACACATTGA